CAGCAGCAGCATAAGCATCAGCAGCAGCAGCAGCAGCAGCATAAGCATCAGCAGCAGCAGCAGCAGCAGCATAAGCATCAGCAGCAGCAGCTCCGCATTCGGCCTCTGTAGCTTTATCTTCTAAGTATAATTTAGCCGTCTCAATAGCTTTCCTTGGCCTCTTATCATCCGGGTGCTCTTTCTCAAAGAGATGAATAACCGACTCAGCGCAAAAGATAGCGAACTTAATATTAGCATCTTTCGAAAGAAGCTCTAAGATATCCCGCCTCTTATCCCAGGTAAAAGGTATAGTCATCAACTTATCTAAGTCCATAAACTCTCCTTACTTACTGTTAGTCCTCTAACTCCACTATGCTAGTAGTCTCAATATTGCTCCATAAGACCTTACCCTCGTAAGTATCTTCCAAAGTCTCTGTCTGGTGAAACATATCTGTAAGAACTTCATAAATAGAGTCATCATCTACACCCTCTACATCAAAGCATATAGTGACGGAAACTCTCTTTATAGACATAGACCCTCCCTACTTTACACATATATCGCTCTACTTGCTAGCCTACTCTATCTCATACCTAATAGGCTACATATAGGACCTACTAAGATATAACTAGAGATAGACTGACCTACAGGCACAGATCAGATCAGAAATATGGTCTAAGTTGCTGATAGTACGAGGGTCAAAATGATACGGGCCAGGGGTGGTATAGTGCCCACTCTAAGTCGATGTATAGTCCAAGCTATGTCGGATGCCTATCATCCTGGCCATATCGGGTCTAAGATAGATCTGAACTCTCCCCTTCTCTACGTATAGGTCTGACGTGTCTACTTCCCTATCCCCTAGGAGGATTACTTCGGATGTATGGGGTAGTTTTGTATATGCTTTACGTGGGGAGGATAGGCAAGGGATAGTCGATACGTCTGAATGTTGGCAGAGTCAACGTGGTCGAATAGCCAGCTCAGACCTATGAGGTCCAAGCGTAGCAGTGTCAGACGCAAGGGGACAGGTATCAGGTGTAAGCTCTCTCGAAGGCTGCCACTTCGTCTCTGATGTCTTGAGCTAGCTGCTCTCTAGCATCGAGCGACGCCCTGTCTCTGTAGTGTATCTGCAGGACGATAGTCTCGGTGATACTGATGAGCTCTAGCACGTAGAGCATGTGGACTACGCTAGATATAGCCTTAAGCTGGTCGTAGGATAGGTCGTTCACGGGTTCATGGCCTCTCTAGTTGCTATCTGAGAGGCTACATCTACTGCATGGTTGTAGTCGATCACTTTAAGTAGTTTCAGAAGCCACAGTAGATCAACCATGACTGAGTAGTTCTGCGTGTATCTTTCCATTTGGATATTATACTTAGGATAGATGTTCCCGAGGATTCGGAGCGTCCTGTGCTCTATACCTCGGGACTAGTGCCTTCCCTGTTGGAATATGGTAGGACTGGCGGGACTTGAACCCACGACCTCAGGCTTATAAGACCCGCACTCTAACCAGCTGAGCTACAGTCCCAAAAATGGTAGGCTCGGCGGGACTTGAACCCGCGGTCCCCGGATTATGAGACCGGTGCTTTGACCAACTAAGCTACGAGCCCAATAGCTCAGACAACTGAAGAACCAGAGCCCGACTCTTCCGTGAGTCAAGGCGCTGATCACCCTAAGGGGGAAAGGGTGCGAGGTTTTGGGACTTGGTTCCTCGTCTACCTAGGAATGATGCCCTAAAGTTGTCTCAGATATTGGGCCGAGCGGAGCCGAAGCTCCGCTCAGCGCTTGCTTGGGATTACTTATTGAACTTAGCTCGTAGTGACTCCGGTAATGCATTGAAGTCGATGGCTGGTGCCTTAGACTTAGTGATCTCGGCCTGGCGCTTAGCGATCTCGGCCTCTACTTCAGAGCGCTCAGACTCGTCAGTTAGAGTAGAGAGCAGTAGTCGCATGGCCTTGATCTGTGGGTCGCCTGAGCCTTGGCGTGAACCTGGGTTCTTAGCCACATACTGCGTGCCGCCGTTCAGTCGCTTGTCTTTGCGAACCCAGTTAGACTGAAGTCCACTGACATATGCCTTGAGCTCTGTATCACCGAACTGCTTGTCAAGCTGGATCTGACCGTTCTTGAAGCCCTCGAAAAGGATGGCGTTGACCTGAGCTCTGTGCTCCTTAGTCAGGACTGTGCTTACGTCAGATCCCTCCTCGAAGTGAACGCCAGCTTCTGCCAAGACGCTAGTGATTGCAGTGTATACTGCTTCTTTTTGTGTTACCATAACTTCCTCCCACTATTGCCGTGCTTAATTGCCCGGCATTTATATTTATTTATAATGTCAGATATAAACTCAGTATAGCTTCGTTCATATCTTATCGTTACAATATCTTATAATTTAAGATATAAGTTTTAAGTTCGTTCGTCGTACAAGTCTGTATAGGTTCGGACTAAGCGTAGCAGTGTCAGCGCAAAGTAAAGTGCCGAGCCCCGCTTGACAGGCTCGGCACGAGTATGGGTCGATGCGCCACATTGGACCGTTAGGTCTTATATGCCTGTGGTTTTCCATACAGGCGGATGGGATTCGAACTCAATATGTTATCCAAGAACTCAATATGTTATCCAACCTTATTGATCACTACCTCGAACACTTCGTCTAACTTAGACCATGTCTCATACACCTGCTCCTCAGTTAGATTCAGGTCCACAAGTATTGCTGTCAGAGACTGAGAGTTGATAGCGAACACCGCCTCATCTCCAGCCGTGACGACAAAGTACTCTTCGTTTGACTTATAGCCAGTCTTCGCACGTATCTTTATAATCATAAATCCTCCCTCTATATCAATTAGAATCAGACGACATCTAGCAGAATCAACGTCAAGACGAACTCAACAGACAGGGTCAAAAGGATGATCAGCCCGATGTCATTGGCAGAGTCGTATCTTGGAGTCGTGACGTACTTAACTCCGTTCTCGTCGTACTCGTAGTAATCTGGACTCTCATATTCCCTAAACATACTTCCTCCCTTATACTGCCTTCTCAGGCACAACTCCGATATTATGCTCTCTCATGATGCTCATAAGCTTATCTACTCTAGCCCCTGTCAGGTCGTAGTAGTCGTTGTATAGGTCTCGACTAAATACACCGAGCTCAAGTAGAGTCCAGCCAGTTATACTCTCGCCGCTCATCTCTTCTATCTCTCTCTTTAACTTAAGTAAGCTCTCCATGTTTCCTCCCTTTAAATAGATATAAGAATTAAAGCAAATAAGAACACCAGTACAAACACCGTGTAGAACACACCATCAATAAATTTAGACACGATCTCCTCCCTTATACAATCACATATAATTTAAGATTTAAGTTCAATGTTTGTTTGTTCATACAAGTCTGTATAGGTTCGGACTTAGCGTAGCAGTGTCAGCGGCCTTGCGGCCGCTGCACCATATCACTTATTTATAAAGTCTTGGATTATCTTGTCGATCTTGACCATGTTCTCGCTACCCTCTCTTTCGGACTCAGATGGAGAGCTGAGGTTCTCTTTCCATATCTCCATCTGCTCGTTCCATTCAGTTAGTGTGTACGACTCAGCTCCTTCATGGTGAGCATACACGATCAGGTGATGATCGGGTGCACTCACTATAGAGATGGTTGCCTTACCAGATCGACTCGGTCCATCATGCTCAAACTCATGAATTCTAAGTACCTTGCTCCAGAGTCCACTCTTGCCAAAGACTAACTGCATAGAACCTCCCTTTAATTAGTTATAAGATCAGATCTAGTTAATATGAGAGCGGCCGAAGCCGCTCTCTATTGTAGTTAGAGCACTACTCCCTGTATCGTAGTGACGACTTTTCTGTACTGAACTATGCCGTAGTCAAGTCCGCCGCCAGATCCATCCAAAGTCTGAATCTCAGCGTAACCCATTTCTGACATCTTCTTATCTAGAAAGAAGAGAACATGATTCAACCAGCGATCGAACTCATTAGCCTCATCGGCGTCGACATTGTCGGTGCAGTAGTTATAGCTTATTACAACGTCGTCATCCTTTATGTCACTCAGCGAGTTAAGTGCCTCACTATTAGGCATTATGTCTAGTTTGCCTAGGTGTGGGTACTTGTTTATCTCAGTGAGTGCATCGTTTGATATCTCTGACTCTATTAACAACATATAACCTCCCTTTGTATATCCAATTTATTTTGGATATATTTATATAATTTTGGTTTTAATTTTATTTATAATTATATATAGTTTCATATGAAGCGTAGCAGTGTCAGCAGCGCCATCCGTAGCGCCGCTCCCTGCAAAGATCCCGAACGTTATTCCCCGTATCGTGGCGACGACTTGCCTCGCCTAGCATCGAGTAACCTCAGAGGAAGCCGGGACCGAAGTCCCAGCCTCGTGCTCAGATTACTTGGCGAACTTAGCTCGCAATGCCTCAGGCAAGGCGTTGAAGTCGATCGCTGGAGCCTTGGCCTTGTTGATCTCCGCCTGTCGCTTGCTGATCTCAGCTTCAACCTCAGCTCGCTCAGAGGCGTCAGTCAAGGTAGAGAGCAAGAGCTTCATAGCCTTGATCTGCGGGTCAGTATATCCGACTCGCGAACCAGGGTTCTTGGCCTCGTACTTGGTGTTGCCGTTCAGCCGAGTATCCTTTCGGATCCAGTTGCTCTGGAGTCCGCTCACGTAGCTCTTCAGCTCCGTGTCGCTGAACGACTTGTCCAGCTGGATCTGACCGTTCTTGAAGCCCTCGAACAAGATCATGTTCACAGTGGCTCGATGCTCCTTGGTGAGTACAGACGATACGTCCATGCCCTCTTCGAAGTGAACACCGCTCTCGCTAAGAACAGACGTGATCGCTACGTATACTGCTTCCTTCTGTGATACTGCCATAAATTCCTCCCTTGTTATCAAGATCGTTATTGATCCCGATGATTCGTTATGGTTTCAGATCTAGGCCAGTGGTCCGAAGAACGGCCCCGCTGGCTTCGTCTTTCAAGGGATCCCTTGTTTCGGACCTAGTACTCGCTGCGTAAACTCTTTCTATATACAAGTTTTTTGTAAAAACAGCCCCCGCCACCTTCTCCCCCTAATAGGCAAAAACTTAACCGGTACCCCTTTTCCTATAGGTATATAACTATCACTTAGGTTACAATTAACCTATGTTTAATCAGAGTCAAAAATCACTGGTCAATCTACTGCACCTTCTGTACACACTACGTATAATAACCGTAGACAATTACGTCGCAACCCTAATCCTATACGGCCAATTCAACCAAACATGAACAAGAACTCACCTATATACCTACTACTTATCCTGTACAAACTCAAGGTGATCTCATATCAACGATTCTATTCATACCAACTAGAGCACATCTTTCGCCAAAGATACACATGATCCCAACAATGAGTCAAGAATACACATCCTTCTTCCACTACTACAGTCTCATCAACCTTTTACACGATCTAGACGTCATATCTTACAATCTATCTCTAAGCGCCAAGATAAATCCACCGGCCTCAATTATGGCCACACCGCTTGCTGCTGATTAGGTCTAAATCGATGCATAATATATCTATGAACAAACTGATACTCCTCACTGAGGCCTCAGTCTACATCGCGATCTCTGCCACACGCTCCCGAACTCACGTAAGTCTGGGCCTCACATGACGAAGATCAACCTGATGCCAGAATACGAGGCCCTCACAGCTAGAATAAACCTAATCGTGCTTCTAGGCAAGCTCGATGTGTTTAGACGACTTGGAATTCATGGGTCGACCCAAACTACTTGGGGCAAAGACGACGTGATAACCTACGGGAGTGATGCTTGATCGCGAATACCCGCATACGCTCACATTTTGGTGAGCGGGGTGCGGACTCGCGCATATAAACACTGGGAGCACTGTATGGTGACGCAAGAATCTTTAGCAAGCTCGATGATGTTCGCCGAGTTCATAGTGGCCATAGCAGCGATATATATATTTAGCGCACTGGGACTCGGCTTGATGTTCACTGTGATGCAGAAAGTTCGAGATCGCAGGAGAGGCCAGTTAAGCGACAAGTATACAGCGGCGTTTGCTGTGATATACATAGTCGAGCGTCTTCACGGAAGACGCATGCAGGACTCTAGAGATAAGGTTCTTCAAAAGATGTGGGCCAGCGACCCCGACTGGTAGTGCCTTCGCCAAGATGCATCGATGGGTATAAGGTATATCATGATATGGCGATACGATGAGAAAGATAGAAGATCTGTAATGAACTTACTGTACGTGCTTGAACTACTCGGCGTCTCAAGTGAGTGGGATAGGCAGAGCTACTCACACGAGCACGCGTTCGACTCTTTGCACTATGCAATAGGAAGTTTTAACTCAGTTCAAACTCAATATATCGCATCTGAGGGGCCCCCTCTCGGGGATGGATCGGAGGGCGCAGGTGAGTAGGTACTATCGTAGGAGAATGTCGACTAAAACAGCTATGGGTATGATGCTTGGGAAACTTCTAGGACTTCAGGTCGGAGGTAGCGCAGGCAAGCGCACATTTAGACTGTATAAAAGCGGCACCCTATTCACAATAGAGTACAGAGAAATCCTTGAGTCCAACTAAGAATATCATGTACAATAAGTATATATGTACGATGTATTTTTTGACGGAAAAAATGCGCACCCCGAACTTAAAGAACTTTTTTTATTTACAAAGTTGTTGGTAACTCTCGACAACTTAGGAGTTAAGAGTGCCGGATTCTATCTTGATGATAACAATCACTCATGCTCAATCATAAGTGAAGACGAAGCGTCACACTTCTTATCCATAGCCTTTATGGATGGTGAGAGTTATGAGCAATAAGTACAGTGGGACTCCCAGATTCGTGAGAGCGCAGTTGTCTGCAGATGACATGATACAGCTGGCTAAGTATCAGGCAGAGGAAAACAGGTTAGAAGCTCCACACATAAGAAACATGTACATGTCGCTACAACTAACAAACGTGCTTAAAAAGCTTCTAGGTCGAGATGTCAAACTCATCTTCCACACCAAATATCCATGAATATAGAGACATAGAGGAGTTTCTTAGAGAAGATCAGCTATATCAGCTGATGGCCATAAGATACCATCTTCTTGTCATGACCAAGAAACTAATTGGTCTTCCAGTGACAATGGAAGACCTCGTACTGTCAATGCATATGAAGCTTAGACGCAACTCTAATGGAGAGTTAGAGTTAGATTAGTATAAGTTCTGTATTGTAAATAGGACTTCTTCGTCGTAGTATCCACGACGAATAAATGACACAGATGCCTTGTCCACTATATTAAGCTTCTTAAGCAGATCAAGAAGATCCCAGGTTGCTCTTAAACTCTGCCAAGAAAGATTGTTATACGTCACTACCCACTCCGCTCTGCTATTAGCTCTTCTATGTATAGCCTCCATGCTTCTGAAGCCGCTGGGAAGGCAGACTTGATATTAAGATCTCTTAACATAAATAACAATCTCGACATGATCCAGTAGTCATCTGCATATCTATGGGTCGACTTGACCAAGTCTAAGTCTTGCATATAGTCTTTCTCGCATGAATTTTAATATAAAGAAGTATAGCGTTAGCTTGTAATGATCGTCAACATTTTTATCAATTGGTTCTCGACTGATCACTTGTCCCAACGGTATTCCTCTCTAAGTTCTTCAACTGTTAATTGGTCGTCTATTAATTCATGGTGAGTCAAGATATCCATAGCCATCCTCTTTCTTTGAGATGGAGATGGTGGATTAGGATAAATGAACTCTGGTAGGCACATTGCTCTAAATGGACACTTAGCACATCTAATAGCGCTCATGCACTTACCCTCAACCGAAACGATCTCCTGCATTATACTCTTATCGCTATCGCTTAGTGGCATCTGTGTCTCCGAGTATAGCATCTATCGTTTCGTCTAACAACAATCTCTCAGCGACATCCTTATAGACAGCATCTGCCTGCTCTTCTGGCAGGTCTTGAACTTTGAGCGCCTCTAAGCAACTGTAATAACTGCCGTCTTCTTTTTTCTTAAGTTTGGCCAATGGACAAACTGCACACACACTTTCTCTAGCCCATGCGCAGTTACCATCTTGCTCTATAATTTTCTTCAGTATCGATGCATTGTCCATTAGTTTGAATTTTCCTATATATTAATTATACAGTATCATGACTTTATGTTGTAATTAGCCCGATGGTATAATTATTAGTATGAGTATGGACCGCCCGAATAAAAAGTACCAGAATGCACCACCGACGTCGCCACTATCGGTTCCGTCGCCCATGCCTATATATCTTCCAGATCCTAGTATAAAAGGGCTGAGCTTCGACCAATTGATCAATCAACGGGGTATTAGAGTCATACACTACAAAGCGATACCCTGTATGAACGTAGAATCCACTACATTTCAAGCGCATGTCCCCAACTGTGGATTCTGCGATGACTCAGGTATCATATACTATGACTCTAAAGAGTTATGGGGCACTTTTTCTGGCAACTCGATAGAGAAGACATTTGAAGCTCATGGCGTATGGGAAGTGGGAAGTGCTGTGATGACTTTCCCTGCAGAATATCCAGATGGCACTCAAGCCGATTTCAATACCTATGATCGACTGGAACTGCCTGATTTCTCCGTTAGACTATGGGAATTAAAGTCATATGAGCCGCGTGTCAATAACTTACAATCACTAAGATATCCTATTCAAAAGATAGAGTATGCTTCATCTATAACAGACGGTGTACAAAAGTTTTACTATCCTAATCTAGATTTTAATGTTACTAATGATGGCGACATAGAGTGGGTGGCAGGAAAAGAACCAAGTTATAATGCCGACCTAGAACGCGGTGAGGTAATTGGATACGCTTATTTCGCACATCCTGTTTACGTTGTTGTGCAGGGATTACGAGAACTTAGGATTACTCAGGAGATGGTTGGTGGTGTAAAAACGTCTAAGCGTTTGCCACAACAGGTTCTCGTACGAAGAGATTTTATGGTGGGATCTGGAGAAAAGATTTCGACTGTTACCGGTACTTCTTACGTTCCACAGGGCGACTAAGCCTTTAAATAGCTTATAATCATATAAGATTGCGGAGTTTTTAATACATGCCTAAAGCAGTGAGCAAAAAACAATTAAGAATGATGTACGCTATAATGGCCGGAAAAGATGGCAACACTGCACGTGGCGATAAAGGGCCTCCTAAAAGTGTAGCTGCGCAATATGTTCATGAAGGTGGAAAAGGTAAAAAGGTAGATTATAGCAAGGAAGATTTACCAGAGAGTAAGGGGCAGGAGCGCAACGGCGGTAACTGGGACCATCCGGAGAAGAAGCACCGAGAGAGAGACAAAGAGAGGGTTAAACAAAAAAGAATTGCTCGGGGTAAAGAAAAATCAAAGAAAGCTTTAAAAAAAGCCTTTGAGGATTTCTATAAAGGCAGAGCAGCCGCCGCAATAGTAATGAATGCTAACGGCGAAATTTTAATGGGTCAACATGAATCTGGTAAACTAGCTTTTGCTGGTGGCCACTTCGATGACGGAGATGGTAGTACAGAGATCACAGCACTGCGTGAATTAAAAGAAGAGATGGGCATTGTTGGTCGGAATCCACAGAGAGTTTGGACTGGCAAAGAAAACGGCAACGACGTGGATGTATTTTTAATTGAAAGTTTCTCTGGAAAGCCTAAGTCAACGGAGGAGATTAAAAATCCCTCTTGGATGAGAGTTCAAGACATAGAGTGGAATAAGGTTCGCGATTGTTGTGTTGCCCCACTTAAACAATTTATTAGTACAAAACTAGGCAAAAGTCTACAGGGAATGTTGGCTCTAGAGAAGCTTTCTAAAAATATAATTCGACAGCGCGGCGATGCAGTTTTAGAAGTTACGCATGGTGATGCACTTAGATTAGTAGGCAACGGACTTTTTAGAAAGCTCAGACAAGCTGTAGATGGCATGGTAGATGAGGACTTTAGAGAGGTTGGGCTCTCTGATCACAAATTGTTCATTCGCAAACATATGAATGATATATACTCTGGTCGAGTAAGCGATGGTCATAAAGTTGTATGGCAGTTCACCAATAAATCGCTTCCAGAATTAACTGCTGGATTGATGAGTGTGTTCGAGTGGTATTCGCCAGAAGATGAAGGCGAGTTAGAACTTCTTGATGAAGGAAATTTAAGTGATGATGCTATTGAGGGCGGACTTAACAATTTAATTGAAAATTATAAGCGTCACAATATAGGAAACATCTATCAAGAGATGGAAACTATTCGTGAAGAGATAAGGAACGGCGTTGCCGTTGACCTACAGCAAGTAGAAGCTCGAATGATGAAACTGTTCGATAAACTTGAATCATCAGTGTATCAGATGGTAGATAAGCACAATAAACTTAGTCAAATCAGTGGATCCGATATAGATGAAATTGAACATAAATTGCGCGAACTCCAATCAAAAATTGACGACATGTCAAGGTCGCCTAAGGTTATCGAAGCATATTCGACAAAGCCTACCAATCATGAGAAGGTCCTCGATGAGAATTATCCATATCTACCTAGACCGCAGGTAGAGATTTCACCTAACGGTAAAATAAGAATAACATTTGGCTCTGAATGGACAGACTTAGAGAAGCAAAACTTCCTAGAGGACATGAAGGCGAAAGCTATAAAGCGCGGTAAGTAATATGGCCAATGTCTTCTTAGAATTAGAGAGACTAAGAGCTACTTTATTAGCTAAAGGCTATGGCGAAGATCAAGTTGATGCCATAGTCCAACAGGCCGAATCAGAGATAAATCTTAAACTAAGAGAAAGACTTGACTCAGCTCTTGAGTCTGCTGTTCAGACTGGTGTCCAAAAAGAATCTCCAGAATTTATAAATGATTTAAGACCGAGACCAGACGCTTTTACACTTGATACTGAGTCTGGAATAACTGATTTCAGCGAACCTCCAAAACCAACTTTAGATCGATTATTAGCTAGATCTGCTAAGCCAATTAAGGATGGGAGTGGAGTCTATAAGGTCATACCTGTTGGCGGTACGTCTTCTGGCGGAAAACCTCCAATACACACCAGCATATTTGACGCTCAGAAGGCTGTAATGACTGAGAGATACGAAAACGCCACTGCTCAGTATAATAAGATTGCTCCAAAAAGTTCCAGTATAAACTTTAGAACCGCAACAAGTAAGCAGAACAGAAATACTCAGTGGGTTCAACCGGCCAAAGAAAAAGATTTTACTAGTGAACTTCAGAGCATAAATGAAGAACTTAATAAAGATAGACAAGATATTATCTTGGATGTCATAAGAAGCTATGAGGAAGGTTTTTAATGAGCTTTATAATGCCAGAAATAGTACTTCAGAAAGTAATAGCCTATGGCATTAAAGAACTACGTGGCAACAGAGACGCGTTTGACGACCTTTTTAATCAATTTACACAAGATGAATTGGCTCAAGATTACGGACAGACATACTTAGATCAAGTATGGAACTGGTTCTCAACCACTAAGATTCCAGTCGTCAAAGCATGGTCGTTTAACAGTCAGCAGATACCATCTATAAGCGTACATCTGGCAAATGAGACAGAGGATGAGTCAAAGTCTGCTTTTTCTGATCTTGGAATTGTTGTAGATGATCAAGATGAGATTGGTACCGGCGTATTCACAGCGATGGTTGATATTGGTATACATGCCAATAAAGCTGGCGATCATGTTTTATGGTTATATTATATAGTCTCGTATATACTTTTTAGACATAAATTGATGGCAGAGAGATTAGGTGTTAAACTACATACATACAGCGCATCAGATTACAATAAAGAGTCAAATAAGATGACAGAGAACATATGGACTCGATGGATAAGGTTTAGATGTACCACTCAAAATTTCTGGAATACCTCGAGAGGCGATGAGGCGCTAATTGACTCAGTAAACCTAGATCCAGCGGTTAATTTACCAGAAGCTAGTAGCTTAGCAGTCTCAAATGATGTAGAAGTTAATGAAGTAGATACTACAGCTAACCAAGGACTAATGGCTAGTAGAATACCTGATATCGATGGCGAAGATGATTTAGACATATGATAGAGAGGACATTATGAGTAAGAAAAAGAATAAGTGGCAGGATACTGATGTTCAACAAGAAGATAGTCAATTGACTAGCGAAGAATTGACTCTTCTTGAGTTCGAAGAGTGGTTCTCTCAAAGAGAGAAATTAATTCCAGCTCATCATCATAGAGAGATAATTAAGGCTGACTTTTTAGCACGCAAAGTTCCTAAAATGGCAACTATGGATCAGTTTGATGAGGCACTTAAACAGTATGGAGTCAAACTTGATTAACGTATGTGTTTGATTTTGCTATTAAAATGGCAAAATTCTAGTTATTGAACTACACACTAATGTGGTTATATCTTAAGGCAATTAGACACGTATAATATCAAATGTTATTTAATATTAAAATTGTAGTTTATTTGAATAATAATGGGCATATATTGAGTCAATTTTCAGCTAAACTACAATGATATAATTTAAACTAAAGATACGCGTATCATTTAAGGAGAAGTTATGGCAATAAATGTATCGTTTAACGGTGCCACAATATACAAGCCAGGTGCTTATTCTAAAACAAGCATCGATCTTGGCGGAGGCTTTCCTCTTAGCGCAACAGGACTTGTTGCCATTTTTGGAGAAGCTGATGCAGGTGCACCAGGCTCTGAAGAGATTAATATCGCTAACAACGTATTTACACCTGATCAACTCCCACAAATTCGTGAAAAATATCGCAGTGGAAATATTGTTGACGCTTGTAACTTCTTGTTTGCACCTGGTTCAGATGGTGCAATCCCAAGCGGAGCTCAAGCTATTTACATATATAAAACAAATGATTCTGCTCGCGCTTCATTAGCTTTAGCTGCTTCGTACGGAACTGTTAGGGCCCGCGAATGGGGAACTGGTGGAAATAGAATTTCTGTGAAGATCACAGGCGTTGGCACAACAAGAGTTATTACTCTTGCTCAAAAGAGAGACAACCTCACTGAGAGCGCAACTGTTGGTGGTAATGTAGTTGTTACACTTACAAATCCCGCAATTGGATCTGCAGTATCTATCGACGATACACAGATCACTCTCTACAACGGCGTATCAAGCACTATCTTACTTAAATCAGCTTACAACAGCGTCGCGGATCTTGTTGCCGAAGTTAACTTAATCAGCGGATGGACCGCTACATTAGGCAGTGTTGATCCAAGATTGTCTCTTAGTGTATTGGACCAAGTTACTGGTGTCTCTGCTGTAGCCGGAGCAGCTATAAAGAAAGATGCCTACGAAGTGCAGGAATTTTTTGCTGAATCTCAAATTGCAGAATTAGTATCTCCAGCTATGCTTGGACTTCCAAGTGCTTTGTCAGAGACACTGTTGAGCGGTGGAACTCTTGGAAAGACTTTAACTTCTGATATCACAGATGCTCTAGCTAAACTTGAAAAAGTGCGAGTGAACAGCGTTGTACCTCTTTTCTCTCGAGACGCCTCTGATGATATTGCTGATGGATTAACTGATGTTGCATCAACATACACTATCGCTGGAATTCACCAAGCCGTAAAGACTCACTTAAGCTTAATGGCGACAACAAAGAAACGATCTGAGCGACAAGGATATCTTTCTATTAAAGCAGATTACGCAA